ACCATGGCTTGACCGATATCTTCCCATCCCATAGTGCCCAATATCTTGAGCGCCGCTGCAAGAATAACCAAGGCTGGAGCTACGATCAACATAGCTGCTGCTCCGGGAAGAGCTGCTGTCATCAGATTCAACGCTACAACCAGAATCGTCATTGCTCCGGCCAAAGCGACTAATCCTACGGCCAACTCGCCCCATGACATGGTTCCCATTATTTTGAGTGCGGCTGCTAAAATAACCAAGGCAGTAGCGAGTCCAACCATTCCCGCCACCTTAAGGCCCGTGTCTTTCGGAAGAAGGTGTAATGCTGCGACTAAAACGGCCAGACTTCCAGCCATCGCAGTAAGACCAACTGCCAACTCACCCCACGACATCGTTCCCATTATTTTTAGGGCGACCGAGAGAATGAGAAGAGCTGTGGACATGGTTTTTATGGCTTTAGCTGCCGATTTAACTTTCTTGTCAGGAAGTAAGTTTACGGCTCCGACTAGAGCGCCCAAACCGACTGCCACAGCAATAAGACCACGACATAACTCTTCGCCTGACATAGTGCTAAGGATTGATAGAGCTATTGACATCACAAGTAAAGAACTTGCAAGTTTACCGATTGCGGCTGCGGTCTTGTTAAGACCAACACCTTTATCCATTTTACTTACCACAGATAATGCGTATAACAATTCCGTGAATAAGGCGGTCATAGCCACAATCGATTGCGTCAGTTTATCACTATCTATCAGGGCCAGAATCATAAGTGCCGCCGCTAAAATAAGGATTGCAGTGGCTATACCCTTAAGCGCATCCGCTTTCAGCTTATTTTGGAATCCCTCTAGTGTGCCGCCAAGACTGTCAAGAATACCTCCAAATTTACCAATGGACTCAGAAGCAGCCTCTTTGAGACCATTTAGAGATTCGGAGAAGCTTTTAAAAAGTTTTACAACACTGAGAATAAGACCCCCAGTCATAAGGCTGGTAAAGAAATCAATAATTCCGCTGAAATCGGCTTTACTTGCCATATTTATAATGCCGCCAAATAAGCCTCCAAACACCTTCATTATTCCTGAACCGAGCGCCTTGATGACGTTCCAAACAACGCCCAACATTTCAACAAGGCTGCATTTGCCAAGTGCCTCGCCGATAGCGTCAAGAGCACCGACAACTCCGTCTTTCATTCCGGTTGCGATATCCCCGGCTACGGACATACCCTTGGCGATTTTATCCAAAAAGGTACGAAACGCTTTGAGACTCGGGGATACTATTTTTTCCTTCATTACACCGAAGAACTTCTTCATTCCTCCGGCTATACTTTTAATGACGCCAATCAGACCACCGAGAACTTCGCTAAATATCTTGGACTCCCGAATGGTGTTGCTCAGGTTAACTAACCAGTCGCCCATTTTGGCTGTTACGCCAAGAATGCCGCCTCCGAGATTATCGATTCCTCCAAGTAATGGAGATATAGCATCCCACGCTGCGACAAAGAACTGTTTTACAATATCAAGAACCGCGAATAAACCTTTAAACGTTCGCTTAAGGTTTTCGGAAGCAGTATCACTTAATTTCAGTTTTGAAGTAAACTCTTTCAATCCGTTTGTTAGATTGACAAGTTGCTCGACGGTCACGGGAGGAAATATCTCTCTAAACGCATCCTTGATAGGTACCACTACGCTTCTTATTCCCTCGAATACATTGAATAACGAATCGACCAAATCGGCTCTACCGCCAGCATCTTTCCAGCCCTGTAACAATTTGTTACGAGCTTCGGCGGATGCATTTATAATGTCGCCGATAACTTCTGAAAATTTAGTAAGCGTTTCTTTAGCTTCTTCAAAGTCACCCACGATGATCTCCCAAGTCTGTGACCAACCTGACTGGGCTGATTCTTTAAGCGTATCCCATAACTGAGTAAAGGTTTTAACCTTGGTCGCCGCATCTTCCATAGCCTGAGCTTCTTTAATCAAAGCATCTGCTTGTTCCTGCGTATATTTTCCAGAGTCAACCATGCTCTTGGCGTATTCTTTAGCGCCTTCTACCGCAAATTTCTGAAGCGTCTCATTCAGAATATCAGTGGACAACCATCCTTCTTGCAACGATTCTCTGAACGAACCATTCTTTTTAATAATGCCATCGATCGCAATACCATGTTCTTTTGCGGTCGCTTTCAAAGCATCCTGAAACTTCTGACCACCCATGCCGGCATTAACCACCGAGTTCCAGTCCATAAGTTTGACTGTACCGGAGGCCATAGCCTGGGATAACTGATACATTGCCGTGGACGCTTGCTGGGAGGATGAACCGGACGCAGCCGCCAGGTTGGCGATACCCTGAATAGCAGAAGCTGATTCTTCCAAACCAACGCCAGCTGCGGTGAAGGTACCTATGTTACGAGTCATCTCTGCGAAGTTGTATATGGTTTTATCCGCATACGTATTCAATTCACCAATGACACGGGTTACGTCTTCCATAGTCGTACCTTTGCTGGCGGTGTTTGACATGATTGTCTGAATAGCATTAATCTTAGTTTCATATTCATTAAAACCGCTCTTTACCGGATCAATGGTAAGCGCAGATGCAATCCTTTTACCGGCGTTAACTGCCGAGTTAGTTAAATTTGCGAGGGCGGTTACTCCCATTATCTGAAGTGCCGAAAATTTAGCTTGTACCGTCTCTACGGCGCTGCCCAGTCCGCTCATGTCGACTTTTTTAGCCGCAGAATTAACTTCCTCCAGACCTTTTGTGGCTCCGGTTAAGTTTAAACTATCTTTAAGTTTACCCAACGAGGACATGGTGTCAGCAACGTTTGACTCGAATTGCTTATTGTCAAACCGCATTTCGACAACTCTTTGGTCAATATTTGTACTCATGATTTAGTAACCTCCCTCCATGCGTTTTCTAAGATCTTATCGAAAATGGGCTGAATAGCGGGGTTGATATAGTCTCTTCCCTGTACCCAGCCTCCACCACGAGTCCCGTGTCCATACTGTAGAATTATGGCTATCGGAACTCCATTTTGAATATTTGAATTGTAAAATGAGATTGTTACCGAACCACGCGCTTTTTCAATCTTGTAATACCATGAATTAGCGGTTAGTCCGGACTCGACAGGTGTTGCAGACGCAAGGGCTGCCACGCCTTCTCGACCATACCTATCGAGATCTTCTAGACGGATAGCGTCCTTGACGTTTCCCAAAAAACGAAGAGTTTTTGAGAAATCGCCCTTGTGTCTGAAACTTATCATTCAATTAATCTCCTTAAAGTTTTGTAGTGTAATCCAGTGAGATCCAACCGGACCCACTCTTTAATTTTCCCCAACCGCTTTTAGAGCCCTTACCTTCTGACTCATTAACGATTGTAAAGACGCCCTTGCCGGTGAATTTTCCAGTTTTGGCGTAATTCATACCAGGTCCCTTACGAATATTCAAGGCCGCTATATCAACTCTGACCTTATAAGACTTAAAGGCGGCGTCTTTCGGAGGGTTTAAGCGGAAATTCACTTCTTCCGCAATTTGACCGTGAAGATTATACAAATAATCGCCAGGACAAGCCTTGTTGGCGAACCATCTATGTACGGTCATGTTCTGCTTGTCCGTTTTTCCGATGAGAGACTTATCACCTCTCCATTTCAGCTCTTTAATTTTGTTTCGTTTACAAATATCAACAAGTAGGTCAACCAAAGCCTCGTATGCCTTGTCAGTAACCTTGTATGGTTGTCTAGTATCGGAGGCCACCTCTATTGTTATGGCTCGATGGTCGTTTGAACGGCTGGAAGTGCACCAGGAACGATCCTTTTCTTCCACTCCCATTCCTATAGAACCATCATGACCGATTGCATAGTTGCAAGAAGCCCCGTTTTTAGAATCGTATTTGGTAAAATGACTCAGGTTTAGAATTTGTTTGGCTGTAAATTGTCCAACTGCACAATGAATGCTGATTGTGTCAATTTTGTGATTTCTAGGGGTAGTTCTATTAGGGCTAATTTTTGTGTAGCTTACCAAAGAACTATTACTCATGAATATCAACCTTTCTTATTGGTATTGTCGGGCCGAGATCAGCCTCTTGTATTGTGCTTCTTTCTGCGAGCCGCATTTAACGCTGCGTAGTGACTCGCAAGCTCTCTTCCAGACCTCTTCTTAGGAGGTTTATTCTTAATGTTGCAAACTCTAATCAGAGTAAGAAGTCGGCTAATATGCCATTTCTGACACTCAAATGGAATATTATGCGCCACCATCCAATGGTAGATAATCTCCGATGTCACGATTTCACGACTGACTTTCTCGTTTTCATCTTTTGAGAATGTAGTCGCCGTCATCGGCGCTTCTATG